CTTTGGTGATGGAGTTCTTGGTACTGCTGTAAGTGCTGGTAATGTAGTCACAATCGATTATTTTGTTTCTAGTTTAGATGCTCCAAATTCAGCGAATACATTTACATATAATGGAACATCAGTTTTAGGTAGTAATCTGTCAGTTGTTACTACAACTGCAGCAACAAATGGCGCAGCATCAGAAGATATTACTTCTATTAAATTTAATGCACCAAGATTATTTGCAGCACAAAATCGTGCTGTTACTCCAGACGATTATAAAGCATTAATTTACAGTAAATTTCCTGATGCACAAACAGTATCAGTTTGGGGTGGTGAAGATAATGAGCCACCAATATATGGTAAAACATTTATTTGTATTAAACCAAAAGAAGCATCAAAGTTAACTCAGCAGCAAAAGGAAATTATTTCAAATGAAATTCTTATACCAAGAAGTGTTGTTTCTATTACTCCTGAACTTGTCGATCCAGAATTTTTTAATATTAAGGTAACATCATTTGTTTACTATAATCCTAAAGAAACAACTAAAACTCCACTGCAGATTGAAACTATTGTAAAAAATGCAATTTTAGATTATGATGAAAACGAACTTCAAAAATTTGATGGTATTCTTCGTTATACAAAACTTACAGGTATCATTGATCAATCAGATGCATCAATTGTAAATAATACAACTCGTTTAATGGTTCGTCATCCTATTTCACCACAGTACGGTACAAATGCTCAATATAAATTAAATTTAATTAACCCTATTTCTCAAGATGGTGGTGGACAAGGTGAAGTTTTTGCATCAACTGGATTCTTTATTGACACAAGTACTCAAGTACATTTTCTTGATGATGACGCTGAAGGTAATATTCGTTTATACTATCTTAATTCAAACCAAGATAAAGTGTTTGTGAATAGAACACAAGGAACTATTAATTATGGGCTAGGATTAGTTCAAATTAATGGTTTAAACATATCTACTTTAGATGGACCCTTTTTTGAAATACAAGTTAAACCAGAATCATATGATATCGTTTCTGCTTTGAATCAAATTGTTCAGATTGACCCAACACTATTAAGGGTAACTGCCATTGCTGATAATACTGCAAATGGAGATACTGGTGCTGGATTCAACTACAAGTTCAACTCTATTAGATCATAATGTCAAGAACTCAATTATCATCTGTTGTATCTAGACAGATCCCTGAATTTATCAGGGAAGACTATCCAACATTTGTTGCTTTCGTAGAAGCATACTACGAGTTTTTACAAGCACAAGGAGTAGATCTTTCTTCCGTTAAAGATTTAGATAAAACTCTTGATTCTTTTATAGATCAATTTAAAAAAGAATTAGCACATAATTTTCCAAATATTGTTAGTGATGAAAGATTTCTGCTTGCCCATATTAAAGATCAGTATCTTGCAAAAGGATCTGAGTCTTCTTACAAACTTTTGTTTAGACTATTATTTGGTAAAAAAGTAGAACTGTCATATCCAGGAACTCAGATGCTTCGTGCATCTGATGGAAGATGGAATCAAGAGATATCAGTGTTTGCTCATGTAGATTTTGGAGATCCACTTGAAATTGTTGGTAAGCTAGTTGATATTCAAACTGAAACTAGATTGATTAGAGTTCTTGTTGACAGAAAAGAAGATCTTGTTGGTGAGATTGATCGTATAGTTGCACTTGGTGGAGATATCTACGAATTCTTTTTAGATAAAAGATTTTTTGGTGTATTAGAAGCAGGTGACAGAATTAAATTTAAAGACACTTTCCAAGCTACTATTCTTCCAGCTACACAAACTCCAAGAATCACTCAGCCTGGAAAAAACTTTCGAGTTGGCCAAGTTTTTGAAGTTATATCTGGAAGCGGAACTGGTGCTTTATTAAAAGTTACTGCCGTTGATGATAATAATGGTATTAAATACGCAGAGTTTATTAAATTTGGTTTAGGATATACTTCTTCTTTTGCAGTTTCTCTTTTAGCAACAAATACTGTTAATGCAGCCGTTTTAGTTTCTACCACAGCATCTACTGGTAGATCTGGTTCACCACTAGCTGAAGGTGGAACAGGATCTATTGTTCAAACAATTGGAGACAGAACTGCAGGATTTGAAGAACAAGGTTTTATTAACTCTGTAGATTATGTTGTTGTTGACTTTGTTAATGGTACATATGCAGGTTCTGTGATTCGTGAGTTTTCACAAAAATCTGCCAATGCTGCTACTAACTTTGATGACCCAGCGATTGTTGAAGTTAATCTTGGTGCTCTTGTAAGATATCCAGGATACTACACATCAAATGCTGGTTTTTTAGATGATTCTATTTTTATTCAAGATAGTAAATATTATCAAGCATTTTCCTATGTTATAAGACTTGACGAAAGACTTTCGACATATAAGTCTGCAGTTAAAACTATGCTACATCCAGCTGGTTTAGCATTATTTGCTGAATTTAATATTACAAATAATATAGATTTAAGTATTGAACTAGAATCACTTGTTAAGTCTCTTGGTGTTGGTCTTGAAGATGACTTTACGATATTTGATAGTGCTGTAACTTTATCTTCAATAAAAGTTGTATCAGATTCTATTAGTACACCAAACGATAGTAATATTATAATAGTTACTGGTAAAGTACTGGATGACTCAATAGATACACCAACAGATAGTTTTGTACAGTTATTTGGTAAAGCACTGAGTACCACATATAGTGGAATGACCGACAGTACTGCTACACTCTCTATTGGTAAAGCGTTAGCTGATACCAGTGTAGGAACATGGTCTGATTCTATTACTAGCAAAGATACTACTAAAGTGTTGGCAGATACACCAGTTATTTCAGAATCTTTGACAAACACCACGACTAAATATGTAGAAGATACGAGTATCGGCACTTTCACCGAAGCAGGAAAGGTTTGGATGAATTCATACCAAGCCCAAGATTATTATTCAGAAGAGTACAGCGTTGGTTTAGAAGAAACCTTCACTTAATTTAAACAGGAGATCCCTATGATTCAACAAAATGAAAACCTAAAAGCGACAGGTAAAGTTCGCATCGTTAAAACTAATGCACAAGGTGTTACAGTACAAGACTTTGAAGTGCCTAATCTAGTTGTTACAACTGGTAAAAACTTCATTGCATCTTCAATGATTAAAACTACAACTAATAGCCCAGCAGCAATGACTCACATGGGTATTGGAACTGGTTCTACATCTCCAGGTGCTGGTGATTCTGCTCTTGGAACTCAAACTGGTCGTGTTTCACTATCAGGTAATACAGTTTCTACAAACACAATTACATATACTGCTTCATTCCCAGCTGGTACTGGTGATGGTGCTATTACTGAGGCAGGTATTTTTAATGCATCTTCAGGTGGTACTATGCTTTGTCGTACTACATTCCCAGTTGTTAATAAAGCAGCTGGTGATACTATTGCTGTAACATGGGTTGTGACAGTAAGTTAATTTAAGTTTAAGGTTCTGCTAAATGCCAACTACTTCATCTCTAATTAAAACTATTCTGCATAAAACTCTTGCAGAAGGTGTTTTCAAGGATGTAACTCAAAGAAGTTCTAACTATTACTATTTTCTTGGTAAAACACTTGAGTGGAGCGATGACACTGCACCACCATATCCTGTGGATAGTTATGCTTATGAACGAGCAGTTCGTAGTGACATTATAACAATGAAAGCAATTACACCTGCTGATGTATCGTTTGTTATCTCTCGTGTAAATTGGACTACTGGTACAATTTACGATATGTATGATGACGAATACTCAACTGAGATTATTGGTTTAAATATTGTAAATGGTGGAACAGGTTATACTACACTACCAACTATTACTATTACAGGTGGTGGTGGAACTGGTGCTAAATTTTATCCTATTGTTTATGATGGTTCTATTATTGATATAGAAGTTGTAGGTATCTCTGATACATCAAAAGGTTCTGGATATACATCAACACCAACAGTAACTGTCACAGGTGGTGGTGGTTCTGGAGCTATTTTGCAAGCAATCTTAAACATTGCTCCTTCTGGAGAACAAAAACTAGAAGACTCTAATTTTTATGTTCTCACAGAAGATTTTAATGTGTATAAATGCCTTGATAATAATAACAATGCTATTTCTACATCAAAACCACTAGGAACATCTACTACTCCAATCACAACTGCAGATGGTTATGTGTGGAAGTTTATGTATAATGTTCCAATTAATTTAAGAAGTAAATTTTTGTCAGATGATCAGATGCCAGTTGTTTCTGCTCTTACTAATCAGTTTTATTCTAATGGTGCCATGGACAGCATTATTATTAATAACAAAGGAACTGGTTATACAACTGCAACACTAACAGTGCAAGGAGATGGATTTAGAGAAGAAGATCCAATATTTTTAAATAGTGTTTCAGCTTCTACAGGTGGTAATGGTTATGCAAGTCCAACTGTTACTTTTGGAGATCCAACTACAAGTGCTAATAATTTTGTTTCTGGTGCTGGTGTTTCTTTAGGAACTAAAGTTGTCAATAGTGTTTTTGATTTTTACGAAGTTGTAACTCCAGGAACCATGTCTTCTTCTGAACCTACTCATAGAAGAGGAACTGTTCAAAATGGTACGGCAGCATTAAAGTACCTTGGCACTAGAGTTAAAGGAACTGTAGACACAACTGATACAACTGTTGCTGCTGGTTCATTTACTACTGGAGTGAGACACACAGTTGTTTCTATTGGAACTACTAATTTTGTCACTATCGGTGCTACTGCTGCAGCAGTTGTGACAGGATCTATTTCTGGAACTACATTAACAGTCTCTGCAGTGACTTCTGGAACACTTGCAGTTGGTGCTGTTATTAGTGGAACTGGTGTCACAGCTGGCACTTCTATCACTGTTCTTGGAAGTGGAACTGGCGGAGTTGGAACTTATACAGTTAGCGCATCACAAACTGTTTCATCAACCACAATTACTAGACAACCAGCAGTTGGCGCAACATTTACAACTACTGGTGCAGGTTCTGGATCAGGCACAGCATCTGTAAAAAGTATTTCTGGTATCACACTGCTTGGTGGAGTTAGAGAAATTAACATTACCAATGCAGGTTCTGGATATATTTCTGCGCCTGCAGTAACATTTTCTGGTGGTGGCGGATCAGGTGCTGTTGCAACTTCTAAATTAGTTGGCAGTTCAGTAGTATTTTGTATTGTTTCTAATTCTGGTGATAATTATACCAGTGACCCAACGGTAACATTCGGAACTGCATGGACATCAAGCACTGCGGTTTTAGTTAATGATCAAGTTTTTGTTTCAGGTAGATTATACACTGTTACTGCTGCTGGTACAACTCATGCCAGTACTGCGCCAACACATACTTCTGGCTCAGCTAGTAATGGTTCTGCCACTCTAACTTATGCTGGTGTACCAGCAGCAGGAACTGTTACTCGCAGATTTGGTACTGGATACTCTGCAGTACCAACCATTACTATTACAGATGCAAGCAGAGTAGGAACTACCGAAGCAGTGTTATCTTTTTCCTCAACAAAATCAAACGCAAAACTTCTTCCAGTTCTTGATAGTGGACAAATTGTTGGTGTTATTGTTGAGATTCCTGGAATTGGATATTCTAATTCAACAATTACAGTTACAGGTGATGGTACTAATGCAGCATTAGTAGCAGATCATAATATCGGAACTATTCAATCTCTTCAAGCAAACAATGAAATTTTAACTACACCTGGAACTATTAATGCTATTAAAATTATTTCTGCTGGTTATAGTTACGGTGTAGCAAATATTGAAATTCAAGGAGATGGCACTGGCGCAACTGCTGATGCTGTTTTAGATTCATCTACTGGTAAAATAACAAAAATTACTATTACAAATCCAGGACAAAATTATACATTTGCCAATGTCGTTGTAACAGGTAATGGGCAAGGTGCTCGTTTAAGAGCGATTATGCCACCATTTGGTGGTCATGGTAAAAATGCTCCAAACGAATTATTTGCTAGAACACTAGTGTTTTATAGCAATGTATCCACCGATTTAAATCAAGGTGTAACTGTTGATAATGATTATCGTCAATTGGGTATTATTAAAAACCCAAACCAATTTAATTCGGATCAAAGATTTCAAGGAGCAATTGGTTCTGGATGTTTTATTGTTCAAGCAACGATAAATACTACTGAGTTTCCAAGAGATACCGATGTTACTATAACAAGAACTATTGCTGGAGATAATTTTGAAAGAAGATATCGTGTAGTAGCTTCTTCTGCAACTAGTGCATTATTACAATCACTGGACAATGATATACCAGCAGTTAATGATGTTTTTTCAAACGATAGTAATGTTACTTTTACTGCTCTTTCCGTGGGTGTACCAACTATAGATAAATATTCTGGTCAGTTAATGTTTATTGACAACAAAGCTGGGTTTACACCTTCAGACGATGAAACAGTTACCCTAAGAACAGTTATTAGATTCTAACATAAATAGATTAGAAACAACTAAAGAGAAAATTACGAATGGCACTCGACTTTAACACCGAACCGTACTACGACGACTTCAACGAATCAAAAAGATTCTTGAGAATTCTTTATCGCCCAGGATTTGCTGTCCAAGCACGAGAACTCACTCAGATGCAGACTATTCTGCAAAATCAAATTTCTCGTTTTGGTAATCATATATTCAAAGAAGGTACTATGGTTATTCCAGGTGCCATCGGTATTGATAATAAAGTTAAATATGTTAAGTTAGAACCATCATATGCTGGAGTTTTATCAGATACTGTTATTGAAGAATTTAATGGCTTAATTATTGAAAACACAGCTGGTGTTAAAGCACAAGTTATTTACTATGTCACATCTTCTGGTGCTGATGCAGGAGCATTATATATTCGTTATATAAATTCTGGTGATGATTCGGTAACAAAAACATTTTCTGATTCAGATACTTTAACAAATCTTGCAGGAACAAATCTTGCAGGAGATACTATTGCTGCAGGTACATACACAGTTCAAACTGCAACATCTTCTTCTACTGGAACTGGATCTCTTTCAACTATTCAGCAAGGTGTTTACTATATTAAAGGACACTTTGTTCTTGTTCCAGAACAAACAATTATTCTAGACAAATTTACAAATGAACCTTCTTATCGTATTGGTTTAGTCACAACTGAAGAAATTGTTACTTCTGAGGACGACGGAACACTTTATGATAATGCACAAAATTCATTTAACTATGCTGCTCCAGGCGCACATCGTTATTACATTGATGCAGTATTAACCAAACTTGCACTAGACAGTACAGCAGATACAGATTTTATTGAGTTAATTCGAGTTGGTGAAGGCAAGACTCAAAAGTTAGTCAACAAAACAGAATACTCTGTTATTGAAAAAGAATTTGCTTCTAGAACATATGATGAGTCTGGTGATTACACAGTTAAGAATTTTGAAATCGATGTTCGTGAATACAGAAATAACGATCGTGGTGCTTGGACTTCAGGTAGAGTTTTTCTAATTGGTGATGTTGTAACAAATAGTAGCAAAACATATGTAGCAAGAAATAGTGGAACTGCTTCAAGCAGCACCCCACCAACTCATACTGCTGGACTTGTTTTTGATGGTTCTGTTAGTGGTGTTGGTACATCAGGTGTTCAGTGGGAATATAATGAAACACCATACTACAATCGTGGTGTTTATACTCCAGGAACTACAGAAAATCTTGCCACACAACAAATCAATGAAGCACAACTAGCTATCGGACTAGAGCCAGGAAAGGCATATGTTCAAGGTTATGAGATTGAAAAACCATCTACTGAATTTGTAACAATACAAAAAGCAAGAGACTTTGTTGCTGTTGAAAACGCAGTTATTCCAGCAACAGTTGGAAACTTTATTTTAGTAACTAATATAAATGGTGCTCCAGGAATTAGCACTATGACACAAGTTAGTCTTTATGACAGAGTTACATCATCAGTTGGAACGATTCCTTCTGGTGGAACTGTAGTTGGTACTGCTCGTGTTCGCCTTATGGAATATCATAATGGAACGATTGGTGCACAAACTGCAATTTATAAATTAGGTTTGTTTGCTGTTACTATGAACACTGGATATGACTTTAACAGAGATGTTAAATCTGTTTTTCATGTTGGATCTAGTAATGATGCTAATTTAAACTTTAGCGCAGATGTTGAATCTACTACTGCAGTTGGATCTGGGGTATTGGTTCGTTTAATTGGTTCTGCAACTGCAGCAACTTCAACTACTGTTACTGGTACTGGTACTTCTTTCCAAACTGATCTTAAAGTAGGCGATTATATTTTCTTGGGTACTGCCCTACGAAGAGTTACTGCTATTGCTTCCCAAATCTCTTTGACTATCGATTCTAGCGCAACTGTTACTGGTGTTACGATTGACAGAGTTGAAACCGAATTAAAAGAACCAGAGAATACTGCTTTAATATTTCCATTCCCTTATTTTGCAATTAAAGATGTAAGTGATACAGTTTATACTGTTTATGAAACATTTACCAGCAGTGTATCTGCTGGTTCAATTTCTATTTCTACATCCTCTGGATCTTTTGCGTCAGCTGCAGAAACTGATAACTATACAGTTATTGATGCTGATGCCACATCAGGTGGTGCAATTGTAGCTGCAACTGCTGTACCTTCTGGATCTAATGCAACTCTTACTGTTAGTACTGGATTAAATGGAAGAAATGTTTTTGTTATCGCAGCTGTTAATAAAAGCGGTGCTTCACTAACTGAAAAAACAAAAACACTAGTTTCAGCTGATACTGTATCATTTACCACACAAGCCACTGCTCAAGTTACTGAGTTGTTGCTTGGACATGCAGACGGATATCGTTTAGTTTCAGTAAAAATGAAATCTGGAACATTTGCATCTCCAGGTGCTACATTTGATATTGATATTTCAGATCGTTTTATTTGGGATAGTGGACAAAGATCTACTCATTATGACCAAGCAAGATTAATACTTAAAAATTCTTATGCTCCACCAGAAGCACCAATTCAAGTAACATACGATTACTTTACTCATGGCACTGGTGATTACTTTACTAAAGATTCTTATCCTGCAACTATTCAATATGGAGCAATTCCTAATTTTCAAGGTATTTCTTTAAGAGATGTTATTGATTTTAGACCAAGAATTAATGATGCGGGCACAGGATTTACTAGCACTGGATCTTCTGTAACATTACTACCAAAGCGTGGCATCGATGTTACAACTGATTTTGAATATTATCTAGCAAGAAAAACTAAAATTGCAATAGATTTTGGTGGAAAATTCTTTGCTATTGATGGTGTGTCATCATTAAATCCAGGTGAACCTCTTGATCCTGCTCTTGGATTAGTTCTTTATAATTTAACATTAGAACCATACACATTTGCTACAACAAATACCAATGTACAAATAAATCGAATGGATAATAAACGATACACTATGCGTGATATCGGCAAGTTGGAAAAACGAATTGATAACTTAGAATTTTATACATCGTTATCATTGCTTGAGCAACAAACTGAATCTTTAGATATTATCGATGCAGATGGTTTGAATAGATTTAAAAATGGATTTATTGTAGACAATTTTTCAGGACATAATACTGGAGATACTACATCTCCAGACTATTTAAATTCTATTGACATGGAAAAGGCAGAACTTCGTCCGTTCTGCGTAACACAAAATATAAATTTAATTGAATCTGTTTCTTCTGATAATGATCGTGCTTCAGCAAATTACAAACTATACGGTGATGTTATTACATTACCAGTTGTTGCTGATCTTCCTCTTATTACCCAAGCGTATGCTTCTCGTTTAGAAAATATTAATCCGTTTGCAGTATTTACATTCCTTGGTGATGTAAGAATTAATCCTTCTTCAGATGATTGGTTTGAAACAGATCGTCGCCCAGATTTAGTTATTGATATTGAAGGTAATTTCAATACAATTAAAAATTTAGCTGAAAAGGCAGGTGTCCTTGGCACTGTTTGGAATGCATGGCAAACTCAGTGGACTGGTGCACCAATTAGCACTGGTCGTGTAGTATATACAGCAGGTACTAATTGGGCATCTGGTCAAGGTCAAGTTCGTATTTCTGTTGCCGAAATGAATGCTCGTTTTGGTGGTGCAGCAAATCACGACAATGCTCGTCAAGTTACTGTAGAACAAACTGCCACTCAAGTTGGTCAAAACAGAACAGGTATCAAAACTACTCTTGTTGAAAAAATTGATAGACAAGTAGTTGGAGATCGTGTTCTATCAACTGCAGCTATTCCTTATATTCGTTCAAGAAATATTCTTGTTCAAATACAAAAAGTAAAACCAAATACTAGATTCTATCCATTCTTTGATGGTATAGATATTTCTGCGCATGTAACCCCAGCATCTAAAATAATATACACTCCAACTGGTGCAAATATCGCAGCAAAACTAGTAACACATAACAAATTTGATACAGAAACAAATGTTGGATCTAATGCCACTGCCACCGCCAGAAGAATTGGCGGTGATTCTCAAGTATGTTTAAATCGTGGTGATATTATTACTGGAGGAACATCTGCTGCTACTGCAGTTGTTGTTGGAAAAGACTATAACATTGACGAAGGAACATTTGCATTATATGTGGTAAATATTCAAGGAACATTTTCTACCAGTGAAACAATTACTGCATCAAATCCTCTAGGTTATGCTGTAGCTGCTACTGGGACTGTTGGAGCAATTACCACTAAAGCACTTGGTGGAACTTTAATTTCAAACTTTAATGGTGATGTTCAATTATTGTTTAATATCCCAAACACAGAATCATTAAGATTCCGTTGTGGTAGTCGTGAACTTAAATTGGTTGATGTCACTACTGCAAATGGTGCATTTACTTCTCGTGCCAGAGCAAATTATCACGCAGAAGGTATTCTTGAAACTAAGCAAAGAACAGTTCATGCCGTTCGTAATGCAGAGTTAGCAACTGAACCACTTGAAGATAACCAAGTTATCACTCAAACTTCTGACCGAGTTGTTGCTGATACTGGTTGGTGGGATCCTCTTGCTCAAACATTCTTGATTGAACAAAAGGGTGGATGTTTCTTATCTAAAGTTGATATTTTCTTTGCCACTAAAGATACAGCGATTCCAGTTACACTAGAAATTCGTGAAGTAGTTAATGGATATCCTGGAAAAAGAGTTCTTGCGTTTTCTCGTGTAACTTTAAAACCAGAACAAGTAAACATTTCTGCAAATACTGTACTGTTAGATGATGTGAATGTTAATTCTTATGATACTCCAACTACATTTACATTCCCAAGTCCAGTGTATGTTCAAGAGAATGCTGAATACGCTATTGTTTTGGGATCAGATTCAAATAATTATAAAGTTTGGATTTCTCAAGTTGGTGATTTAATGCCAGGAACTGCTCGTACTATTTCTGAGCAACCATATCTTGGTTCATTATTTAAATCACAAAATGCTTCTACTTGGTCTGCAGATCAAACTCAAGATTTAAAGTTTACAATCTATCGTTGCCAGTTTGAAACTGGTGTTAATTCTAATGTTGAATTTGATAACGATGCTCTTACCACAGTTAGATTAGAACCAGCACCATTTGAAACTAGAGCAGGTGTTGCAAAAGTTCGTGTATATCATACAAATCACGGAATTCCATCTGGATCTTTTGTTACTATTAGTGGTGTTTCTGCCAATGTTAACGGTATTGCTTTTGCAGGATTTAATACTACACATACGATTAGTGATGTTGATTTAGATAGTTATTGTATTACTCTTGGTTCAAATGCAACTTCAACTGGATACAGTGGTGGTTCTCTTGTAAAAGCAACTAGACATATTCAGTTTGATGCTATTCAACCAATGATTCAGCTACAGTCATTCTCTGATACTCCAGTTAGATTTGGATTCAAAGGAACAAGTGGAAAATCTGTTGATTCTACCACACAATCTGCTTATGTACAAGATGCTAATTATATTGGTGTATTGGCAAACGAAACTAATTATTTTGAATCTCCAAAGATGATTGCTTCTGAATTAAATGAAGCGGATTCTAGCTTTGGATTAAGTGGTGACAAATCCGCTAAGTTGAATATTGTTATGAGTACTACAAATGATGCAGTTTCTCCTATCATAGACACACATAGACTAAGTTTAATTGCTATTGGGAATAAAGTTAATAATCCATCAGAGACCAACTTGAATGTGGCTTCTTTAGATTATAATGTATTATTAAGTAACGCCACTGGTGTAACTATTTCTGGTAGCACTATTACCACTGCAACACAACAAGCTGCATTTAAGACAGCAACTGTTGGTAAGTTTTTAACTATTGCTGGTGCTAGTTCTGGAACCAGCACTAAACTAATAACTGCAGTTGCTACAGATGGAACTTCTATTACATTCGACTCTGCTCCAACAGCGATTACTGGTAATGCAACACTGACTCAAAGAGAAAAATTTGTTTCTGAACTTGCTCCATCAGAAAGTTCTACATATAGCAAATATGTCACTAAGAAAGTTAATCTTGCAAATCCATCTAATTTCTTAAGAATTAACTTTGCTGCTAATCTTCCTGCCGAAGCAACAATTGAAATTTGGTATAAAACTAATGAAGTTGGTTCTACTACACCTTTTGATAATAAATCTTATAACCAAGCAACAATAACATCTGCTATTCCAACTTCTTCGAACGAAACAGAAGAATTTTATGATGCTTCTTACTCTTTAGATAATTTAACTGCTTTTGATGCTGTTCAAATTAAAATTGTTATGAAATCATCTAATAGTTCTCAAGTGCCTAGAATTAAAGATCTTCGTGTGATTGCATGCGTATAATGTCAGGTTTTGTTAAAATACAAAACAAGGATGGTCTTTTAAGAGATATGTCCAGTGGTGCAGTAATAAATACAAATAGAACTGATTATGAAAATTACTTACAAAGAAAAAACGCTAGTAAAGAATTACATCAACAAATTAAACAAAACTCTGATAAAATAGAAAAAATAGAATCAGATTTAGATGAGATAAAACATATGCTCACCATGCTTATTAAGGATAAACAATAATGGCTGTAATCGTACTCCGCAGTGTTAAGGGTAGTCCGCTTTCGATTGCAGAAGCAGACGCTAACTTTAACAATTTAAATACTGAAGTTGGAACCAAACTAACAGCCACAGACTACACGGCAGGTGATGTTTTAACTAAAATTAAAACAGTTGATGGTGTTGGTTCTGGTTTAGACGCTGATTTACTAGATGGTTTAAATACCAGCAGTTCTGACACTTCAGGTAATACTGTTGTTATAAGAAATAGTGGTAATTTTTCCGCAAATACTATTACTGCTAATTTAGTTGGCAATATTACTGGTAATGTCACAGGTAACTTAACTGGATCTGTGACTGGTAATGCAACCAATGTTAGTGGTGTTATTGCAATTAACAATGGTGGTACTGGTGCCACAACTGATACTGCAGCTAGAACTGCACTCGGTTTAGGAACTATGGCAACGCAAGCTGCAAATAATGTTACTATTACTGGTGGATCAGTAACTCTAACTAGTGCCTTGGCTATCGCTTCTGGTGGTACTGCAGCTACATCTGTAAACCAAGCAAGAACTAACTTAGGTTTAGTTATTGGTTCTGATATTCAACCATTCTCTAATAACTTAACAGCAATTGCTGCTGTGACAACGCACGGGTTTTTTGTTAAGAACACTGCAGGAACTGCTCTAACAAGAAGCATTACAGCTGGAACTAATATTTCTATCACTGATGGTGATGGTGTTGCTGGTAATCCAACAATTACTGGTTCTTCAAGTCCATCTGTAGATTATATTGTTAAGACTGGAACTAATGGTTCTGGTGATATTGGACAATCTGCAAACAGATTTGCTGTAATTTATGGTACTAGCACTTCTGCTCGATACGCTGACTTGGCAGAAAAATATACAACTGATCAAGAATACGATCCAGGAACAGTTATTGTGGTGGCATCTGCAGGTGATGCTGAGGGCACTGCTTCTTATACTACTGGTCAAAGAGTGCTTGGTGTTATTTCTACAAATCCAGCATTTATCATGAACGATGAATTAGATGGACAAGCAATTGCACTTCGTGGTCGTGTTCCAGTTAAAGTTGTTGGACCAATCCGTAAAGGACAAGCACTAATTTGCAATCAAGATGGCAAAGGTGTCCATGGTGATACCATTAATAGTTTTGCTATCTCTTTAGAGACAAATGAAGAATACTCTGTTAAACTTGTTGAATGTGTGATTTTATAATGCTTTATGACAACTCAACCAATTGTCTTTCATAAGACAAATGTATCTCTTTCAGATATACTAATCCCAAAAGACTTAGTGGTCTATCTCAAGACCACTGAGACTTGCCAATTAAATTGCCAACACTGTTTTACAAATGGTACCAACGGCAAGAAGATATACTTTAATCCCCAGAATACAGTAGAGTGGTTTGAACGACTCCACGAAGAATGTCCATCTTTCAATGGTGGGAATATTACATTCCATGGAGGAGAACCATTCCTTGCTCCGCTAGACGACATGTACTATGTATGGGATAAGGTATCTAAACTATTCCCCAATCTTAACTGGTCTTGTTCTACAAATCTTTGTTTCAATTTAACAGAAGATCATATGCAATTTTTCAGAACTGTTCTAAAGAATGGATTCTGCACTTCTTGGGATAAAGGTATTCGATTTGAAAATGATAAGCAAGAAAAACTCTGGCGAAAGAATCTGCAAACTGTAGTAGATGCTGGACATAATATCACTCTAAATATTAGTCTTAATAAACAACTAATGGAGATGAATACTACTGAGTTAGTTCTATGGCTCAATACTCTAGGTGTTAATTGGGTGCAGTTTGAACGATTAACTCACGATGGTTCAGCTTTGGTAAATACTCATATATTTCCTGCAAATAAGGATCAAGACGACTGGTTTGTTAGAATGCATGAAACCTATCAGACAATAAAACCTAAATATAAAGATGTCCTACTAGAAGGTGTGTATTCTTCTATAACTAAGGGAATACATGGTGGAGTTAGATGCAGAGATTGTGAACAGAAAATCTTTACAATCAATGCCGATGGAACTGTGGCTGGATGTCCAAATGCTGCAGTTGGTAATGGGTTTGGAGATATATCTCAGCCCATTAGAACTCTACTCTCCGCCAGAGGAAGAATAAATAACATTACATGCGAGGTAGAAAGAGATCCTCGTTGCTATACCTGTGATGTATTTGATATCTGTAATAGTGACTGCCATCAGTTAAGGTGGCAAGAAGATATCTGTGCAGCACCAAAAACACTAATGCAAAGGTTAAAGAATGACAACAGCTGGCGATAGTATAACAAAAGCAAATATTACTGCTTCTATGGAAGCACTCAAATCCTATAATAATAGTATTGTTTGGCACAGCGGTAATCAACCTTTTCAAACAAATATTACTGGTGGTGATGCTACTGGTTATGCAACTCAAAATTATGCGAGTGAAATCTCAGATACTACTATAACTGCTTCTACTATTACAACAAACTTTAGAGCATATGCTGTATTATTATCTAGAATTAGAAGCGTTCGTTTAAAAAAATGGTATCAAAATCAAGGTGATGTTAGATCTTCACTTCAGTCTGATGAAACGAATATTACTAATTTACAAGATAGTTATAAAGTAGATATGACTGGTGGTCCAGCTTCTGATAATATTATTGATGCTTCTGATTTAGATGATTTTGTTAGTGCATTATCAACTGCAATTAATACTAATAGAACAAATACTGTTCTTATTGAAGAATTTTACTGCCACAGTAATTGTCATGGGTCTTGCCACGGAAGCATTTAATGTACACTATACCATTTGATTCTGAAACTTTAAGAAGTATTATAACAGGAGATATTAAATCACCTGAGATTGACTATACTAATTCAAAAATTAAAGGTAAAAACTTTATAACATATTTGAGTAATCTAAAATATGAAAACCTTAATATTGATTTCTCCAGCGTTTCTATCGAAGAGCGATATGAATTAGTTTGTGAATTTATTAAACACAATTCAACTTGTCATATTGAGCAGTTAGAAGCAACAATGGTTAAATGTTTGTTTCACTTTAAAGGATATAATTTATCTTTAGTCGATAAATCTGAAGATGATAAATCATTTTTAGGAAAATGTATTCTTTCAAATGAAGAAATAGAACACTTTGTAAAAACCAATAGTGATTTAATTAAACAGTTATGTGAATTGTTAGATGGTGTGTTACTATATGCAATTAAAAATTTAACTGCATACAAAGAATCTGCTGGTGATTCTGTGACAAATAATACTATTATTGAAAAACAAGATATCGGTAAAACTTTTGTTAATCTATTCGATAATCCTACATTTAACTTTCACTATTACGGAACTCTGATAATTTTTGATAATATGAAATACTTTGATTACTATTTTGATAGACCAATTTATTCGGGTAAAACACTAATCAATTTTATATCATCACCAAATTGTTTTATATTTCCACTGTTAAAAATGATTTTAGATAAACAATTTACTCCAGAACAATTAAACTCAATAAGCAAAGAACTCGATGCTACACTTATTTAATTCCTGTTATGTATATCCTATGGATCTATTTGATCCAACAAAAAATCATGTGGTGGTTGGAGCAGAGCATTTAAATAAACCAACTATAACAAATAGTTTTTATTATACTAACTCAGTACCAAAAGATGCATTAGAACGATTCGATTCTTTCGAGTCTTTTGCAGCTAGCAATTTATTAGAACCAGCGTTAAACAATAAAGACTTGTTTGTAATATATGCAGATAATGAAAATTTTATTAAGTTCTTTACAGCAAAATTAAAAACTCAAGTTGAATATTTAACTAAAGAATTTTTCTTGGATGCTGCAAAATTGTTTGCAGTTCGTTTAAACACAAGAGCAAAATTAATACAATCCGAATCGATTAAAGTAAATATAAAAGTTTTAGCAGATATATTCATGGCATTAGAAGATATCCCTAATATTAATAAATTTAATGTATCACCAAATTGGGTTAGATATAATGCTGGTATTGAATGGAAACTTGCAGCAGAAGATTATAGCACTATTGATAATGTTGTTAATCATTATGTGTATTCATTCTTTGAAGAAGCAAGAGCCAAATATCTTTCAAGAAAATATCATGTAAATTCATGGGCAGTCGATCCAAACAATAAACAATTTGGAACAGTTTTTTCGATAAAACATTTATACATGGAAATGAGAAAGGAATTTAATACCTTTACAGATCCTACCATTTTAAAGTATTATGAATTAAACAATATTAGAGAAATGGTGAAAGATCCATTATTTTTATTGTTATTATCAGCTAATAAAAATATGGGAGATAAAATTGATATTTGGTTGTTAAGATGGTTGTTGAAAATGCCAAAACAACAAATTCTCCAGATGGGTCTACTAACATGATTTTTTTATTCGACAACTGCTATCTCTCAACTACAAATCATATTGTAGAAAATTCTAAACAAATATGGATCGGCAATCATCCGAATCTCGACAAACTTGCATTTGATATTTACAAATCCTATACTGATATTACACCAGCCAAATTAAATGAATTATTTGTAGATATTCATGAAAATCTCTCTACTGTAAAAACTATAATTTACTGCGATATTGAATTTTTTCAATATGTATATTCAATTTTCTTTAATGGTATATTGAGTAAAGCTGGTGTTCTTGAAATGTATTCTTATGATAGATTAAAAGAGAACTTTGGTTTAGGCACGCATAATTATGGACTGCAAGTTACTGGCTTGCGAGAAATTAATATTGTTGAATTACCAGAAGAATTAGAGTGGACAAGATCAAGTTCAGAGTTTTCTGCTTCTTTACAGTATACAAGAGTTGAATTAGAATACGCTTCTGCTCTACAGGGAGATGCAGATTCTATGGCTTTTTGTATAGATCGTGTTAATACAATGTATGATGGCTCACCTGGATTTTGGTTAAAATTTGCTGAACAAACTCTTCCAGCCATTATGACTGATGATCAGTATACAATTGAAAATTTAACTAATCCAGAATTTATTCAATCTTATCTAACTAAATTTGATATCAATGAACTGATGCCAGTCGATGACATTCATGATACAATCAAACAAATTTACGGATATGACTATGGTAAACATTTCTTTACAGTAGTCAACAATACACCAGAATATGATGACATCGTTAATTCTATTAAAGGATTAACAAAAACACAGTTAGTTGAAGATTACATACTCGATCCAGTTTTTGCATCTCAACATCAATTAGTATTCCCAAATCTTTCCAACTTTGATTCTGTTAATCCAATTTTTTGGAATGCTATTTTACAGAACAAAGACAATACAGCATGGCTTATAAAGTATAAAGTGACACATGGAACTGATAATCAAACCAACTGAGTTATGTAATTTTAAGTGTTCATTTTGCTCCTCAACCAAATTAGTCGAAGACAAAGCAAGCACTCTTGACCTACAACATGTTTTTGACTTTCTAAAAAGATTCCCAAATACAAACACAATTATTGTCAATGGTGGAGATCCATTGATGGTAAAACCAGAATACTATTTTGCAATTCTGGAGTATATTGAGGAACACAATCTCATAACAACAATAGGGTTAACGACTAATCTTTGGGCATTCTATAAGAAACCAGAGATGTGGACACCTTTGTTTAAACATCCAAGAGTAGGAGTTACAACAAGTTTTCAATATGGATTTGGTCGTAAGATTAACGATAACCGAGTATATACTGAAAAAGACTTTTGGAATGTTAGTGATTTATTTTTAAAAGAAATTGGTTATCGTCCAGGTTTTATTGCAGTTATCTCTGAAGAAAATGAAAAGCATGCAATTAAACATGTAGAGTTAGCCAAGAAGATGGATGTTCAATGTAAATTGAATTATGCTATGGCTTCTGGTGAACAGGATAAACCATATCGCCTAAGTAAGATATATGAAGCATACATAGAAGTGTATGAGAAAGATCTTTGGCACTGGGAATTTAATACTAAACAGATGATGACTCGTCTGAATAATATTGCCAATGTATGTCCTCAAGCAAGAAATTGCGATGATCATATAAGAGCATTAAATCCAGAAGGTGATTATTATTCTTGTGGAGCCATGGGTGATGATAAAGAATATCCAATTAACTTTGTAAAGGAAGTTAAAGAAGGTGGGTTTATTACACCACTACAAAATGCTCCAGAGTTATATTCGCTAAAGGATGAGTGTATCGGTTGTCCAATGTTTGCAATTTGTAATGGGTGTAAGAAAACAATTAAAGATTTAAAACACCATAATATGGTTGAAGAGCACTGTGTTCATATGAAACAGTTGGCTCCAAGAATTATTAAGATAAACAGTGAAACAGATTATGTTGAAGCCAGTCAAAAAATCCATAAAAATATCTTACTTAACAATTGAGTTAAGGTCACCTGTTATTAGGTTACCAATTCACTGGTTAAACTTCAAGAACTATTATACTAAAAATGGTAGGTATCCGTCAAACATAAATTGGCAAGAACCAGTACTAGATGTTGAGGGTATGAGTTTTGATGATATTGTAAATTATTACGATAAGCAAGATTCAGAAATATATTTGTTCTCCAGCTATGTTTGGAGCCATATGGCAATTATGGCTATTGCAAAAGAAATCAAAGCCAGAAACCCAAAACGAATTATTGTAGTTGGTGGACCACACTTAGGTATAACACACAATAAATTAGACTGGTTCTTTAGTCATAAATTTGTCGATGCTATCTGTGAACCAACCAGTTATGGCGAGTGGTTTATTGAAGATATGCTTAATCAATATGTCGAAGGCGATATTGATTGGAAGCAAGTAAGTTTCTCAATATTCCGAACTGGTCGTGGACCAACTCCAAGTAAAATTACATTTGAATTTCCTCAGGCATTAATTCCAGGAAATGAAGACATTGTTTACAAATGTAAAGATATTGCAATGGAAGCCAATGTACCTTTAGTTTTACCAATGGAATTGTCTCGTGGATGTCCTTATGCGTGCGTGTTCTGTGAATGGGGTGGTGGAATCGGTGGTAAGGTTATTCGTAAATCATTGGATATGATCAAACAAGATTTAGATTATATTCCTCAGTTTGGTATTGAGGGTGTTCAAATTGTAGATGCAAATTATGGAATCTTCAAAGAAGATGTTGATGTTTCTGAATACATTGAGCAGTCTAAAAATCTTTATGGATTACCAAGCAAAGTAGAATTGTTTGGTATAACTAAATCTAAACAAGAAGCCAGATGGGCAGTTATTGAGCCACTGGCTAGATGTGGTGCAGTAGATCGATATAAAATTAGTTTGCAATCAATAAGTCAAGAAGTTTTAAGAAACATAAAACGAACTGATATTCCAAGAGAACAAGATTTTCAGTTTGCAAGATATCTTGAAAATACTTATGGTGTTCGTTCTGACATTGAGTTTATACTTGGACTTCCAGGTTATACCAAAGATGATTTTTATGATGAGATTGACCTTCAATATGAACATGGATATCAGTTAGAGCGATATATCTGGTTATTATTACCAGACTCTCCAGCCTTTGACCCAGAGTATAAAAAACAACATGGTATTAAAACTGCAAGAGTTTGTGTTGGTAAGTCTAGATTGAATAGCTACGAGTTTAATGATATTGATGAGTTCTCTAAATACCATATATCTGATGATCCTGTTTATATCTCAGATGTGGAGTTTGTCACTAAAGCCAATGGATACACAGAAGAAGAATACACTGAATTTTTCTTTGTTAATTATTGGATAGTTTATAATAGACCTCTTTTTGACTTTACTAAAATAGTTATAGATGCAAATATCGTATCTGGTAAAATTAGCAGACCATCTATCTTGTTTAGACATTTATACGAAAAGGTTATGTCTAGCACTGACAATAAATACTTATTGGCTATGAGGAATCTTAGTGATCAGATGCAAGAATTAGTCTCTGGTAATAGAAAAGAGATTGTAGATTTTAGAGAATATAATTTACCACATACAAATGTGTCTGCAAATTTAAGTTATATTTTTCAATCTTGTGCTGTAGTTTTTCAGGAAGACTATTTAAAATTCTTAGTAGAGTTGGCAGAACAATTAAATTTAGATATTCCAGATTCGATATATGAAAATTGGACAGAACGAGTGGCTTCTTTAAAATTCTCGACTGCTCCAAAGTATGATAAATTCTATCAAATAAGAACTTTCTACGAAAACTTTATTAATGAGAAATATAGCACAGCTAGTTGAACAAGTAAATAAAATTCCTCATCTACCGTTGAATTTTAAATACGATGCTACAAGAATCGAACAAGAGATTCGTGAGTGCCCATTTCCATTAATGCCATATGCTGCAACAATGCAAGAGAACCATGGACATAGTAAAAGCAAATGGAATAATCTATCTTTGTTTAGTCACAATGGTGAGATTTTTTGTGATAGATTAGAAGGTGCTGGTGAAGGAGAGTTGGAAAGAATTTGGGGGCATTTCCATAAAACTGGTTTGTCTGAATATCTTTCCTACACATACGAAATAGTTGAACAATTAGGTGGCGGTAAGGCATTAGCTCGAATTGAAGAGATACATCCAGGAACTGTAATGGGCTGGCACAATCATGCCTTTGAATTGTATCACCCAGAAACTATGATGATTATCCAATTACCCATTACAGTACCAGATAAATTTAAGTATTCTGTAATAGGAAATAAAGAATATAGATTAACAGACTTTGGTAAACAAGTACCAAAGGTATATGAGGCAACTTATATTCCAGGAACTCCTGTAATCTTTAATGCTTTTCATTACCATAATGTATTTAATTTTGATGAAGAAGGTGTTCGTCTAACTATTCGTTTCTTTGCAGATCTTAGAGACGACTCTGTTTATGACTTAGTTGCAGATGCAGTGAACTCTTATAATGGAGAGTACATTGAATAAATTAACTGAAATTGCTCACCTACCTCTACATATTGATTTTGATGCATCTTGTATTTTATCAGAAATTAAAAGTTTAGAACTAACCCCATACAATAGCTGGGAAGATATTAAATCTGATGCTGATATAGAGGAATCTTGGGATTCTATTGCTTTGTTTAGTATCAGCGGTAATATCAATTCTGATGCAAAAGAACCATGGACAGGCGACTTTAAGGAAACTGATGCAATAAACAAGTGTCCTTATTTAAAGGAAGTTTTACTATCTTTGGGTGGCGGAGATTTATTGGCTAGGATTGAACGAATAAAACCCAATGGTTCTGCTGGATGGCATAGTCATGTATTAGAATCTAAACAACCAGAATGGATCTCAGTCTGGCAGTTACCCATCCAGATACCTAAAGAGTCTAAATTTAGTGTTATAAATTATATGGATTACAGGTGTTCTGATTTTAATAAACCAATACCAGTTTATGAGGGAACTTATAAAGAAGGACAGGTTTATTGTTTTAATAGCCATCACTATCATAATGCTTTTAATTATAGCAATGAACCTATGATTATGGTTCGTTTTTATGTAGATTCTAGGAAACCTCAAACTAAGGATATTTTAGAGGCATCTATAAATAAGTATAGCGGAGACTATATGCAAACTTACGAACAGTATTGTAATACTCCTAAATAATAAATAAATTGTAAAACCACAGGAATAACCATAAATGGCTTCAATTACAACTAGAGAGACTGGCACGACTGGCACAGGTGGTGTTACTAGGAAAAATTCCCCTCTAACAAATGCCGAAATTGATACTAACTTTATCAATTTAAACACTGATAAGTTAGAAGCATCATATACAGGTAATACTAATCTTGTCACTCTAGGTACAGTCACGACTGGTACTTGGAGTGCCACGACTATTGCTACTCTATATGGTGGAACTGGGTTAACCAGCTTTACTAATGGTGGAGCGGTTTACGCTACTAGCACTTCTGCTTTAACTACTGGAACTCTACCAGTCGCTTCTGGTGGCACTGGCATCTTCAACGGTATTAGTTCTGGTACACTTTTAATTGGTAATAGCAGTAATACATTTACTGCTGCAACTCTAACTGGCACTGCAAATAGAATCACGGTAACCAATGGTTCTGGTTCTATTACAATTTCTGCTCCACAGGACATCGCAACGGGATCAAACCCACAGTTTGGTTCTTTGGGTATTGGTACTGCGTCATCGGGTACTGCTGGAGAAATTCGTGCAACAAATCAAATTACTGCATATTACTCAGATGAACGATTAAAAGAAAATATAGAGACCATCACAAATGCCCTAGATAAAGTCGTTTCTCTTCGTGGTGTTACATACAATGCAAATCAATTAGCAGAATCATTTGGATATACAAATAAAGAAAAACAAGTTGGTGTTCTTGCTGGAGATGTTCAAAGAGTTTTACCTGAAGCTGTAAAACCTGCACCATTCGATTTAATTAGAATTGATGAGAACACAGAAATTTCTAGTTCAGGTGAAAACTATTTAACAGTGCAATATGAAAAATTAGTGCCACTGTTAATCGAAGCAATTAAAGAACTTAAAGCTGAAGTTGATGAACTTCGTGGGAGTAAATAATGGCAGCTGGTATCGGAACAATTACGAGTGTAACTAATAGCACAACAGTAACTGGAAGCAGCACTTCCTTTACTTTATACCAAAGAGTTAATGGAACTTTATATAACTCAGGTGGAACAGTTATTGGTATTATCGCTTCTATTGCAAGCGACACATCATTAACTTTAACTGCAAATGCTGCAGTAGCTGTTACTGCAGCGTCTTACATTTACACTTCTCCTATTATTTTGGAAAGCGGTGCTTTATCTTTACCATTGGGTAATACTGACAATAGAGTTTCTGCTCTTGCTGGTGCGATAAGATATAATTCTCAGCGAGGTGGTTGGGAATATTCTGATGGAACTGACTGGCTTCTTCCAGGACAATTAGTTGCAACTGGTGGAACATTTAGTACTGCTGGTGGTTTTAACTACCATTTGTTTACGAGTTCTGGTACTTTGACAGTGTCTGCTGGAACAAAATCTGCTGAATTGCTTTTAGTTGCTGGTGGTGGTGGTGGAGGAACACAAGTTGGTGGTGGAGGTGGAGCAGGTGGATTGGTTTATAATAGTGCATTTAGTCTTTCACCAGGAACTTATACCATAAATATTGGCGGTGCTGGTGCAGCGTCAACTAGTTCTAGTTCTTCTGGTGGATCTGGTGGTAATTCCACATGTACTAATGCGACCACAGCTATCGGTGGTGGTGGTGGTGGTAGTCATTCTAACAATGGTGTTTCCACTAGTGGTGGATCTGGTGGTGGTGGTGGTGGTGGAGTTAGTGGTGGTACAGGTGGTTCTGCTGGAACTGCTGGACAAGGTAATCCAGGTGGTGTTGGAGTTACTGGTAATTGGTCTGGTGGCGGTGGTGGCGGTGCTGGTGGCTCAGGGCAAAATGCTGGAACTGCTGGTGCAAATATTGGCGGAAATGGCGGTGTTGGATTACAATATACCCAATTTGCAGTAGCTGGTTCTCCAGCAGGATGGTATGCAGGTGGTGGTGGTGGATGTAGTAATGGTTCTACAGTCCCAGTAGGTGCTGGTGGAACAGGTGGCGGTGGTTCTGGTCATAGTGATGTAACAACCGCACCAAATAAAAATGGTATTGTCAATACTGGTGGTGGGGGTGGTGGAATTCGAGATACTCCAAATCCTTACCTTGCTGGTGCTGGTGCTTCGGGAATCTGTATTATTAGATACGCACAATAAGTATAATTAGGATAAAAAAATGGCAACAACTGTATTAAGAGACACTGCTATTACTTTACCTGTTGGTACGAGTAGTGACAGACCAACAGGAACGATTGGCTTGTTCAGATATAATACTGATCGTCAATCGGTTGAAGTTTTCGATGGTAGTGCTTGGGTTGTACCAAATCAAGTAATTGCTACTGGTGGAACATTTAGTACTGCTGGTGGTTTTAACTATCATGTGTTTACATCATCTGGTAGTTTTGTTGTTACTTCTGGTTCAAAATCTGGTGAAGCACTGGTAGTCGCTGGCGGTGGTGGTGGTGGATTTCAAGTTGGTGGTGGAGGTGGCGCAGGTGGACTAGTATATGCATCATCGTTCAATATTATTCCAGGAACCTATACAGTTACTATTGGTGGTGCTGGAGCAGGTTCTCCACCTGGTTCTGGTGGTGGTTCTAATGGTGTCAATACTTCTTTAACAAATGTAACTACTGCCGTTGGTGGTGGTAGAGGTGGCAGTCATAGTGGTGGAACTACCACTAGTATACACACTAGTGGTGGATCTGGTGGTGGCGGAGCAGGTACAGATGCTAGCACCACACCTCCAGGTGGTGCAGGAACTCCAGGACAAGGAAATCCAGGTGGAATTGGTCGTGCAGGTGGTAGCAGTTGGGCAGGTGGCGGTGGCGGTGGTGCTGGTGGTGCTGGAGGAAATTCTCTTTCTGTTCAAGTTGGTGGTGCTGCAGGAGTTGGTTTGTTATACTCACAATTCTCAACATGGGGAACTAGTAATCCAAACTCGTATACAACTGGTGGTGCTGTTCAAAATGGTGGTGGATATTTTGCTGGTGGTGGTGGCGGTGGTTGTTCTGCTTCTAATCAAGTAGATGGTGGTGCTGGTGGCGGTGGTCGTGGTTTTGGTGATCAATCTTTTAATAGTACCAATCATGGTGACGATGGTGCACCAAATACTGGCGGTGGTGGCGGTGGTGTTCGAGATGGTTCTCCTTCATACACTCGATCAGGCAATGGCGGATCTGGTATTGTAATTATTAGATATGCAAACTAAGGAATAAGATAATATGTCAGCAAACTCTATATTAGCCGATGGCTATATTAAAATTCCTGTTGGAACTACTGCAGAAAGACCAACAGGGGTTACTGGTATGTTTAGATATAATAGTTCTCGTGGAGCAGTAGAGTGGTACACTGGAAATGAATGGATTATACCGAATCAACTTGTTGCAACTGGTGGAACACTTAGTACTGCTGGTGGTTTTAACTACCATTTGTTTACGAGTTCTGGTTCTTTTGTAGTAACAGCAGGAACAAAATCTGCTGAAGTGCTAATGGTTGCTGGCGGTGGTGGTGGTGGATATCAAGTTGGCGGTGGTGGTGGCGCAGGTGGACTAGTATATGCATCAGCATTTAGTGCAGCACCAGGAACTTACACCATAAATATTGGCGGTGGTGGTAATGGTGCTGCTGGCAGCGGACCAATTGGATCTAATGGTAGCAATTCTTCAATGACAAATATGACTACTGCTGTTGGTGGTGGTTGGGGTAATAACCATTCAGGAACAGGAAGTCCAACAACTGGAAATCCAGGTGGATCTGGTGGTGGTGGTGGCGGTAGAGATAACGGAAATAATAGTGGTGGATCAGGAACTGCTGGTCAAGGAAATCCAGGTGGAACTGGTGTAACAAGCAATTGGGCAGGTGGTGGTGGTGGCGGTGCAGGTGCTGCTGGATCTAATGGATCGCCAAATGCTGGTGGTCCAGGTGGTGTAGGATTATACTACTCAGGTTTTACTAACTTTGGAACTAGCAGTCCAAACTCATATTCTGCATCAGCAGGAACTGCCCTACAAAATGGTGGTGGTTACTTTGCTGGTGGTGGTGGTGGATCTCCAAATAGTCAAACCGATGCAGGTTCATTTTCAAATGGTGGTGCTGGTGGCGGTGGTCGTGGTTATGCTAATAATGGGTTATTAATTGGTGGTTCTACTCACGGAGAAGATGGCGCACCAAATACTGGTGGTGGTGGTGGTGGAACACGAGATGTTTACGGTGGTAGTCCATACACAAGAGCAGGTAATGGTGGTTCAGGTGTTGTAATTATTAGATACACAAATTAAGGAATAGAAAACATGGCACATTTTGCTAAAATAAATAAACAAACAAAAGTTGTAGAAACAGTTATTGTGGCTACTCCTTTGTATATCATGGGTTTGGACGATGCAGAAGACTGGGTTCAAACTTCATATAATGGTAATATTCGCAAGAATTATGCAGGTATCGGTTACACATACGATTCTCAAAGAGATGCGTTTATTCCTCAAAAACCTTTCGCAAGTTGGACATTGGATGAGGGTACATGCAATTGGTTACCACCAACACCAAGACCAACAGATGGTGGAATGTATAGTTGGAATGAAGAAACCACTAGCTGGGATGCAATTGTAACTGAATAATATTTTTATTGGAGAAAGTAATGATTATTAATGAAACATTAATGTATGGTATTTCTGATGCTATCAAGCAACTAAGACCAAATGCCATATTCGAATTGACGAATACAAAATTCACTCAATGGTTTGATAAAACTGGATTACAACCACCATCATGGGATGAGGTTATGGAACAGTTTGAAAACAACAGAATTAAGTTTGAAAGTCAAAAATATGCTCGAGATCGAGCCGAAGAATATGCTCCTGTTGGGGAACAGCTAGACCAACTCTGGCATGCCATCAATTCTGGGATTGATATTAAAGAATCAGAATGGTTCACAAATATACAAGCCATCAAAGAAAAGCACCCAAAACCATAATAATAACCACCTTCGGGTGGTTTTTTGTTGCAGTCTCTGGTATTATAAATAAGAAGTATACAATTAATCGGATTCCAGAATGGCAACTATTAGCAATCTTTATGTGGACGCTGGAGCGACATACAGTAATATCATCACTGTAACTGCTTCTAATGGTCAGGCTCTTTCTTTGACCAGCTACACTGTGGCTTCCCAAATGAGGAAGTCTTATTCGTCCAGTACAGTATATGCATTCACAGCTAGTATTTACGACGCTGCAACTGGAAAAATCCGATTACAATTAACAAGTGGTCAATCCGAAGCCATTCCCGCTGGAAGATGGTTGTACGATGTGGAGATTACTTCTCCTTCTGGTACAAAAACCAGAGTGGTAGAAGGGATCGTAACAGTAAACGCACAAATTACTCAAATATAATTATGGCAGAAATCACAGCAGTCGTAACACCTGATGAAGCATTAACAGTTGCGGTGTCGGAGGGTACATATGTGCTCAACACTTCAACCAATTTGGCTAATCCAGCCGTAGTAGAATCTATGGGTTCAATCGCAAATGTCGATGTCACTACAAATGGCCAGATAAATGGCTCGGTATTGGTCTATAAAACAACAACAAACAAATGGACTTCCACTACAATTCTTGATGGACAAGATGTAACTGGTGGACAATATTAACGGAGAATAAAAGATGGCATCAATAATTAGAATAAAAAGATCATCGACAGCGGGGAATCCAACAACACTTGGTGCTGGTGAGTTAGCGTACTCAGCACTTGGTAATAACGACTCTAATGGCGGTGATCGTTTATACATTGGTATCGGTGTAGAAACTGCTGGAGATGCAGCAAACCATCTAGTTATTGGTGGTAAATACTTTACTGATTTACTGGATCATACTCGTGGTACTCTAACTGCGTCGTCTGCACTAATCACCGACGCAAGTAGCAAGTTAGATAATCTTAAAGTTGATAACCTCGACTTAAATGGTAACACAATTTCTTCTACTGATACTAATGGTGATATTACTCTTACACCAAATGGTACTGGTAAATTAGTTCTTAACAATCCATACATTAATGGTACAACAGATACTCTTGCTGAGTTCATCTACGATACAGTTGGTGGTGCAGTTACTGGTACTGCTAGCCAAATTCTTGTTACCAACAATGATGGTGGTAACACTTCTACTATTTCTTTAATTAACACTGCAGTTACTGCAGGTAGTTACGGATCTGCCACTGCGATCCCAGTATTTACTGTTGATGCGCAAGGTCGTTTGACTGCAGCTTCTACTGCTTCAATTACCACTACTCTTGGTATTGCTGGTGATACTGGTACTGACTCTGTTGCTCTTGCAACAGATACTATCACCTTCGTTGGTGGTACTGGTATTACTTCTGCAGTTGCTGCAGTTGGTACAGCAACTAGCGTTACATTCGATATCGATAATACTGTAACCACAAACACTGGTACTCAGACTCTTACTAATAAGACTTTAACTAGCCCAACAATCAATGGCGCAACTATTGGCGCAACAGGTGCTACATTTAATGGATCTACTTCAGGTACCATCACTGTACTTGCTTCTGCTGTTGCTGGGTCAAACTCTTTAACTCTACCTGCAGCAACAGATACTTTAGTCGGTAAAGCTACTACTGATACACTTACTAATAAGTCTATCAACTTAGCAAACAATACACTAACTACTACTTCTGCTCAGTTAGCTACTGCCATTTCCGATGAAACTGGTTCTGGTGTTGTAGTATTTAATAATAGTCCTACTTTAATTACACCAACTCTTGGTGCAGCAACTGCCACAAGCATTAATGGCTTAACAATTAGTTCAAGCACTGGCACTCTAACAATTGCCAATGGTAAAACCCTTACTGCAAGCAATACACTAACATTCACTGGTACAGATACTTCTTCTGTGGCATTCGGTGCAGGTGGTACTGTTGCTTATGTAGCAGATAAACTAAGCGTATTTGCTGCAACCACTTCTGCTGAACTTGCTGGTGTTATCTCTGATGAGACTGGTTCTGGTGCTTTAGTATTTGCTAGTAGCCCGACTCTGGTAACTCCAACTCTTGGTGCTGCTTTAGCAACTAGCGTTACTGCCACTTCTGGCAATATGACTGTTGGTGCTGCATCTGGTAACAACAGTGTTAATTTAGTTCCAACTGGTACTGGTTCTGTTGATGTTGCCAACAAGCGTATCACTTCTGTTGCTGAGCCTACTCAGTCAAGCGATGCAGCTACTAAGAACTATGTTGATGCTGTTAAAACTGGTCTTGATGTTAAAGATTCAGTTATCGTTACTACAACTGGTAATCTAACTGCCACATATTCCAACGGAACTTCTGGTGTTGGCGCAACTCTTACTAACTCTGGCACTCAAGCTGCAATCACTATTGATAGTAGAGTTTTAGTTGTTGGCGAGCGTGTTCTTGTTAAAGATCAAACAACTGCCCTGCAAAATGGTTTCTATAAAGTTACCACTGTTGGTACTGCTTCTGTAAATTGGGTGTTGACTCGTACAGTTGACGCTGATGAAGACAGCGAAATTACTCCAGGTGCATTTACTTTCGTTGAAGAAGGTACTGTTGGTGCAAACAATGGTTATGTATGTACCAATGTTGGTGCTATTACTGTCGGTACTACTGCAATTACCTTTGTTCAGTTCTCTGGTGCTGGTTCTGTTATTGCTGGTGATGGTTTAACAAAGACTGGTAATACTTTAAATGCAGTTGGTACTAACAACCGTATCTCTATCTCTGCAGATGCGATTGATATCTCTTCAAGTTATGTTGGTCAAGCAACTATTACAACTCTTGGTACTATCACAACTGGTACTTGGACTGGTTCTGTAATTGATGGTCAGTATGGTGGAACTGGTGTTGCTAATACTGGTAAGACTATTACTATCGGTGGTAACTTTAGCACAATCGGTGCACATACTACTGCACTAACTACAACTGCCAATACAACATTAACACTACCTGTTACTGGCACTCTTGCTACACTAGCTGGTACTGAAACATTTACTAACAAGACTTTAACTGCTCCAGTTATCGCCACTATTGTTAACAGTGGTACATTAACACTACCAACTTCAACTGATACTTTAGTTGGTCGTGCCACTACAGATACACTAACTAATAAAACAATCACTGGTGCAGTGATTACTACTGGTAGTATTAACAATACTCCAATCGGTGCTTCTACTGCAAATACTGGTGCGTTTACAACTCTTGCAGCTTCTGGCGCAGTAACCTTTACTGCTACTACTGATGCTTCTGCTCTTGGTACTGCTGCGACTGTATTGTCTGGTGGTCTATCAGTTGCTAAGTCAATGTTTGTTGGTATTAATATTACTGGTGCTGGTGCAGGAACATCTACTCTCGATGGCTTTAATATCGATGGTGGCACTTATTAAAGTGAACTAAATACTTGGTGGGTGAAATTCCCACCCCAGTATATACTGGTTGTTTTAAATTCTACATAGAATAGGTTATAGTTATAATGTCTAACACAGTCGTTCTTAAACGAAGTGCCGTTCAAGGCAAAACTCCAGTTGTAGGAGATCTTGCACTTGGAGAGTTAGCACTCAACACATACGATGGTAATCTATTCTTCAAAAAAGACAGTGGAACGGCTTCCATTGTATCAGTCGCCACATTAACTGGCACACAAACCCTCTCAAATAAAACTCTTTCGTCTGCTGTTCTTACTGGCACTTTAACTGCAGGTGGCGGTGCTGGTACAAATGGTCAAGTGCTTGTTTCTACTGGAACTGGAGTTCAATGGTCAACCCAAAGTGTTTCAACATTAGACAGCTTGTCAGATGTTGTAATCAGTTCTCCAGCATCAGATCAAGTTCTTAAGTACAACGGATCTATTTGGATTAACGCTGAATCAGATCAAGCAGTTGCTTCAGCAGTTTTTGCAGCTAACGCTGAATCCGATTTAGGATTAGTGACTGATCTTATTATAACAATAACAGAAGATCTTGGTTTAGTAACTAGTGTACCAGCTGAGTATATTTACAATATGGGTTCTCTAGTTGTAGATGGTATCGTATCGTTGAGTAACTTAGATCAATCTGTTAAAGCAGATTATATTTCTTATGCAATTATTTTTGGATTCTAAAGGATCATAAATGGCTCGTCAGCTTATTGAAAAATACATTTTTACACCTGGAGCAGCAAACGCTGGCACAGTAAAATTTCCAGGTAAAGTTGATGAAACTCAACTATTAATTATTACAAACAAAACTACTCAAGAGAATATTTACGCTCTTGGTGATCCAACTCGTTCTGGATCTTTGGTATATGATTCTTTAGACAGTACGACTTTCTTTTCAGAACAAGATGGTGTTACAACAGTAACATTAGCAAAAGATACATCTTCGATGCTATCTACGCACAAGATAGCAGTTTATACAGACGCACCAAAAACTCAAGGTAATATTATTCGTCCGTATGCTTTTGGTGTAGATGCTATTGAACGAATTCGTATTTCAAATCCACAATCACTAATTGATGCTGACTTTGAATATGGTTTGCAAACCACAAAGTGGCAGAACTATGCAGAGATTCGTGGTGTTCCTGGAATTTATGAAAAACCTGGACTTGATATTTTCTTGTCTGGAGTTACAACCAATGGTGCTTCACCATCAACAATCACCGTAACAACCTCTGTTGCGCATGGACTATCGGTAAATGATGCAGTCATTATTTACGGTCTTGGTAATACCAGCACATCTGGTCGTGCCGAAGGTGCTTTTGTTATCGCCAGTGTTCCAACATCAACTACTTTTACATACTTTGCCAAAGGTATCGTTGGTACAAATGCTTTGTCTTTATTTACTGGCATTACCTATGCTCGTCGTGGTGGATTTTATACTGGTTCTTCACTGCCAATTTCTTCAGTGGCATCTAATGAAGCAAATCCATCTGTTATAACAGTAACTTGTTCTGCCAATCATGGTCTGGTTCCAGGTGCTCCGCTAGTTGGTATTGTATCTTCTGCTGGAACAAATCACGGATTATTAACTGGTAACTTTCTTGCGGAAACAGTTCCAACTGCCACTACATTTACATTTACTGCTCGTGTTGGTGGTGCAGTCGCTTCTGCTGGTATTACTATGACAATGTTTACTCGTTCCGACGCTTATGTATTGCATCGCCCATTTGATGGTGGTGTAACATTATCAAACTTTGTACCTTCTCATGGTGCTTCTGTTTCTAGACAAACTAAAAAGTACATGCGTTATCAATCAGGTAAAGGTGTCTTGTGGTCTTCAGGTGTCTCACTAAACCCTGTTATTAACCTTGATCAAATTTCTGCTTCTGGAACTACTCCAGGTTCTTTAATTACTGTGACTACAGAATTAGACCATTCAATACAAGTTGGCGCAACTGTGCTTATTTCAGGTGTTGTTACATCAGGATATAATGGCACATATGGTGTCAATACTATTACTGGAGAAAATACTTTTACTGTTATTGCATCTGGAACACTAGGTTCTGCCAGTGCAGTTATTACAAACATTCCTCGTGTAACAGTTAAAAATTGGCATGGAGCATGTGTTCGTGTTGGTCCATTTGATGATCAAAACGGATTGTTCTGGGAGTATGATGGACAACAATTAGCAGTTGTTAAACGATCTGGTACATTCCAGTTGTCTGGTTTTATTGCAGTAACTGCAGCTTCTCAAACAGTTACTGGAACCAGCACTCGTTTCACACAACAATTAAAAGTTGGTGATAATATTATTATTCGTGGTATGACTTATAAAGTTGGTAGTGTTGCCAGTGATACTTCACTAACTATTAATCCAGAATATCGTGGTGTCAATAATTCATCTGGTATTAAGATGGCAGCTGTTATTGATACTCGTGTACCACAATCAGAATTTAATATAGACAAAGTAGATGGTACTGGTATTTCAGGTTATAATATGAATCTTAACAAGATGCAAATGTTGGGTATTTCATTCTCATGGTATGGTGCTGGTTTCGTTGACTTTATGTGTCGTGGTCCAGATGGAAACATGATGCTTGTTCATCGTATGAAACAAAACAACATTAATGATGAAGCGTATATGCGTACTGGTAATACGGCAGTTCGTTATCAAACAATTAATGAATCTGTTATTGGTCGTTTAGATGAAGATTTAGATAATAGCGAAACAAGTATTGATGTACTCGATGCTTCTAGATTTCCAGCTGCAGGTGGTACAGTATTGATCGGTAATGAAGTTATTCCTTATACTGGTAAAACTAGTAATACACTAACTGGATGCACCCGTGGCGGTAGTTTTACAATGTTTATTGGTGGTGCCAATAGAACATTTACTGGTGGTGCTGCAGCATCACATAGTAAAAACAATGGGTTTACTTCTGTAACTTTAATTAGTTGTACTGCAGCACCACAGTTAAATCACTGGGGATCTTCATACATCTTAGATGGTGGATTTGATACAGATCGTGGTTACTACTTTAACTACGCAGAATTAAAAGTTGCTGTTAGTGGTGATGCTTCAAAAACTGCATTCTTTATTCGACTGGCACCATCAGTATCAAACTCAATTGCAGGTAACTTTGGTGATAGAGATCTTATTAATCGTTCACAGTTGTTGCTACAAAAACTACAACTACAATCAGATAAGTCGGTGCAAGTTTATGGTATTTTAAATCCAGGAAATATTGACGCATCAAGTCTAACATGGACATCAGTTAATACTACTGCATTAGGTTCACAACCTTCTTTTGCTCAGATTTCTACAAGTAATACTACAACCGCAACTCCTGGAGAACAGATTTTCTCCACACTTGGACCACCAGCTGGTTTTGCTGAGATTGACTTATCAACTCTTAAAGAATTATCTAACTCTGCCATTGGTGGTTTTAGTAACTTCCCAGATGGTCCCGATGTCTTGGCAGTTGTTATTAACAATCTTTCTTCAACATCAGCTAGTGTTAACTTAAACTTATTCTGGTCTGAAGCACAAGCATAAATATACAAAATAGAGGAATTTTTAAATGGCAACCCAAGTACAGTTTAGACGAGGAACAACTACCCAAAATAATGCGTTCACTGGCGCAATTGCTGAACTCACTGTAGATACCGAAGCAAAAACACTAAGGCTACATGATGGTTCTACTGCTGGCGGTGGTTCAGTTATTGCGACTCTTGCAGGCACGCAAACATTCACAAACAAAACGCATTCAAGCAATTCTGTTTGGCAAGGCACTCCTATTGGATTAGTATACGGTGGTACTAATGCTAATATTACTGCTGCAGCTGGTGCTGTTGTTTACTCTACTTCTTCTGCTCTTGGTGTTACTGCAGCTGGAACTTCTGGTCAAGTATTAACTTCTGCTGGAGCATCTTCACCAACTTGGACTGCTCAATCTTCACTGGTTGTTGGTACTGCCACTGTTGCCACAACAGCAACTAATATTGCTGGTGGTTCTGCTGGTAATCTTATTATTCAATTAGATACAAATCAAACCACTTTCGTTGCAGCTGGTGCTGCTGGCACATTCTTAAAATCAACTGGTGCTTCTACTGCACCTGAGTTTGCTGCAGGTCAAATTACAATTGGTTCTACTGCAGTACCATTCGGTGATACTAGTAACGCTCTTACTGGAGTAGTTTCTATAACTATGGGTAACGGCAGTTATGGCAATGCATCTGTTGCTTCCGTATCTGGTGCTGGTCCATTTACAGCAACAATTACTGGTATATCATCAACTGCTGGTATTTTAGTTGGTCAAAATATTACCGCAACTGCTGGCACTGGTTCTTTGTTTGGTGGTTCTCCTACTAGTGTATTAGTCGCAAGCATTGTTTCTGGAACTAGCATTACCGTAACAGTTACTGGTGGAACTACACCAACTGTTGGTACTATTACTGCTATTACTATTCTTGGATTCTTACAAGTTCCAACTGGAACTACTGCTCAACGACCATATGTACCAGCAAATGGTATGATTCGCTACAATACTACTCAATCTACATTTGAGGGCTATTCTTCTGCTGCTTGGTCATCTCTTGGTGGTGTTAAATCCGTTGATGGGTTTACTTTTATTCAAGCAGAAACATCTGCTGGTAACTCAAATGGTGACTTAGATTTCTACGCTGAGGATGGTGCAGGAACTGCAGCTACTCAAGTTGGTCAGTGGAACAGAACTAATCTTAAAGATTATACTGGTACGCTAGTTGGAACACAAACAACACAGAATGTGTTTAACACTACAGCAACAACTGTTAATGCTTTCGGTGCAGCAACTACTATTTCTATCGGTGCTGCAACTGGCACGCTAACAATCAATAATGCAAATACAGTTATTACTGGTAACTTAACTGTAAACGGCACAACTACTACTGTAAATTCAACCACTGTTGAAATTCAAAATGCCTTTGTGTTCGAAGGTGCTACTGCTGATGGCTTCGAAACAACATTATCTACAGTAGATCCTACTGCAGACAGATCAATACTTTTACCAAATGCCAGCGATACTTTGGTTGGTAAAGCAACGACTGATACGCTAACAAACAAATCTATTAGTTTAACAAACAATACAGTTACATTTACTTCATTAGAATTAAAGACTGGTTGCTCCGATGAAACTGGTTCTGGTGCTTTAGTATTTGCTACTAGCCCAACACTAACAACTCCAGTTCTTGGAACTCCATCTTCTGGAACATTAACAAGTTGTACTGGTCTACCAGTATCGACTGGTATCTCTGGATTAGGCACTGGTGTTGCCACTTTCTTAGCTACACCTTCTTCCGCCAATTTAATCTCTGCCATTACAGACGAGACTGGTACTGGCGCATTAGTATTTGCCAGTACACCCACCTTAGTGACTCCAGTTCTTGGTGCTGCAACAGGAACTTCTATAGTTCTTAGTGCTGGTGCACAAAGTTCATCACTAGGTGTTGGAACTGCTGCATCTGGTACTGCTGGAGAAATTCGTGCAACAAACGCAATTACTTCTTTCTACTCTGATGATCGTCTAAAAACTAAAACTGGTAATATTCAGAATGCTCTTGAGAAAGTTCTTTCTCTTGATGGCTTTCATTACCATGCAAACGAAACTGCAGTAGCATTGGGTTATGATGCATCTGAACAACATGTCGGTTTATCTGCTCAGCAAGTTCAAGCAGTTCTACCAGAAGTTGTTGTACCTGCTCCAATCGATCCGCAGTATATGACTCTACACTACGAGCGAATTGTTCCATTATTAGTTGAAGCGATTAAAGAGCAACAAAAACAAATTGAAGAACTTAAAGCAAAGTTAGGTAACTAAAATGGCTGCTGTCTCTACCAGAACTGGATTAAAAGAATATGCATTAAGAGCATTGGGTGCACCAGTGCTTGAGATTAATGTGGACGATGATCAAATCGAAGACCGCATTGATGAAGCATTAGACTACTGGAAACTATATCACTATGAAGGTGTGGAGCAAATCTATCTTAAACAATTGATTCGTGCTTCTGAGATAACTCTTTCTGCTTCTGTGGCAACTACCTTTGCTATTGCTGAAGTTATTACTGGAGCAACGAGTGGTGCAACTGCTGAAGTTTGCCGAGAATCTCAAAGATCTTCTTCAGGTACTTTATTGTTAGTTAGAAATGTTGTTGGTACATTTACTGCAGGTGAGGCTATTACTGGTTCAGCAGGACATAATGCAACGCTGTCTTCTATCACACTCCGTGAATACGATAATCGTTATGTTGAAATTCCAGACTATGTTTGGGGTGTTACTCAAATTATATCTGCAGGACAAGCATCTTCTTCAAAGAACATCTTCGACTTGCAATACCAATTAAGATTAAATGACTTGTATGATTTAACATCTACTTCATTAATCTATTACAAAACAGTGATGTCGCATTTGGCATTGCTAGACTTTGAATTAAATGGACATCAAAGATTTAGATTTAATCGTTTGAATGGTCGTTTATACCTAGATGCAAACTGGGCAACAGACTTTATTCTTGGCGATTATATTATCGTTCAAGCGTATCGTGCGATGGATCCAACAACATGGTCTAAGATTTATAACGAGCCATGGTTAAAACATTATACCACAGCATTGTTTAAGAAACAATGGGCGACTAACATTAAGAAATTCTCTGGTATTCAACTTCCAGGTGGTGTAACTTTGGATGGTGATAAACTTTACGATGAAGCTACTACAGAAATTAAAGAACTGGAAGACGAACTACAGAATAAGTCAGCACCCCTAGATTTCTTCATGGGATAATAGATGCCTACTAATGTTTATTTTACTCATGGTACAAAGAATGAGCAGTACCTAATTGAGGATCTTATTATCGAATCTCTTAAGATTTACGGTAATGAGTTTATGTACATCCCAAGAACATTAGTTTCTAAAGATGAGATTCTTGGTGAGGATCGTTTAAGTAAATTTACATCTTCGTTTCCAATTGAGATGTACTTTGAGAATGTAGACTCACTTGATGGACAAGGTGCATTTATTCAAAAGTTTGGTCTGATGATGGAACAATCAGCTACATTGGTAGTTGCTCGTCGTAGATGGGATCAGTTGGTTGGTCGTTATGGACAAACAATTATTCCTACTCGTCCATGCGAAGGTGATTTAATTTACTTTCCATTGACTAAGGGTTTGTTTGAAATTAAGTTTGTAAAACATCAAGATCCATTTTATCAGCTTGGTAAACTATATGTGTTTAAGTTACAAGTTGAACTGTTCCAGTATGCTTCTGAGAAGATCGATACTGGCATCTCAGAGATTGATGCGTTTGAAACTCTCAAAACATTCACTACAAATACCACAAGATCTCCAAATGGAGAAGTCACTTCTATTACAGTAACTGCTGCTGGTTCTGGATATACATCTGTGCCAACAGTGGTAATTACAAGTTCAACTGGATATGGTGCGACAGCAACAGCTGTTCGTGGTACTGGTGCTAATGCTAATAAAATTATTCGTGTGGATATAACTAATTCTGGACAACAGTATCAAACTGCTCCAGTTATATCATTTACTGGTGGTGCTGGTGCTGGTGCTACAGCCACTTCTTCTATTGATATCAATATTGACTCGCCAAACTCGTTTGGTGATAATAATAAATTTAAAACAGAAGCACAGGATGTATTGTTTAGCGTAACAAACCCATTCGGCGAAATTGACACAGAGAATAACCCATAATGTTAAACAGTAATGTATACTACCACGGAATCATTCGCAAGTGCATCGTAGGATTCGGTTCACTATTCAGTGACATCTATATCGATCGTCGTGAGGGTGATTCTGTAACTGGTACTGTTATCCAAAGATTACAAGTGCCTCTTGCTTACGCTCCAAAAGAAAAATGGATTGTTCGTTTAGAACAAGATCCAACTTTAGAAAATAATGTTTACACAACTCTTCCAAGAATGTCATTTGAGATTATTGGATACAACTACGATCCTCAAAGAAAAGTAAATCGTATGCAACAGTTGAAGTGTGGAGATGGTACTGGTGCAGTATCAACCATGTATACTCCTGTTCCATACAACTTAGATCTTTCTTTATACATCCTCACAAAAACTCAAGAAGATGGTCTTCAAATTATCGAACAAATCCTTCCTACATTTACACCTGAGTATACATTATCAATTAATGTAGTTCCAGACATGAGTGTTAAAATTGATGTGCCTATTATTTTAAATAGCGTATCAGTTCAAGACGACTATGATGGCGATTTCCAAATGCGAAGATTTGTGACACATAGTCTTAACTTCCAAATGAAGATGAATCTGTTTGGACCAATCTCTGGTAGAAATGTTATTGATACTGTCTATGCTAATATTGGTGAGAACGAAGACTTTACTAATGCAAACAGAATTTATACTGCAGAAGGTGATGTTACTACTGCAACTGTTGATACGGAGAGTTGGTTGGACGGATTTTAATTATGGCTCAAGTATATAATTCGAATTCGAACTTAAAAGCTGCTGGTGTTACTGTTGACTTTACACCTGATGATGTAAAAGAGTACATGAAGTGTGCTGCAGATCCGATATACTTTATCGAGACCTACTGCTACATTGTTACGCTGGATCATGGTTTACAATTGTTTAAATTATATGATTGCCAAAAGAACAAATTAAATGTAATCCATAATAATCGTCGTGTGATTCTTATGGAAGGTCGTCAGCAAGGTAAGACAACTACCTCTGCAGCTTACATTCTTTGGTACACGATTTTCCAAGCCAACAAAACTGTGGCTATCCTTGCGAACAAAGCAACTGCTGCAAGAGAAGTTTTAGATCGTTATCAAACAATGTATGAGTTGCTACCAAAGTGGATGCAACAAGGTGTCACTACTTGGAACAAAGGTGACATTGAACTAGAGAATGGTTCAAAGGTATTCACTGCTGCAACAGGTAAGTCTGGTATTCGTGGTAAATCTGTAAACATGTTGTATGTTGACGAAGCAGCGATTATTCCAAACAATGTGGCAGAAGAATTCTTTACTTCAGTTTACCCTACGATTTCCGCTGGTCAGACTACTAAGATTCTACTGTCATCAACTCCACTAGGTTACAATCACTTCTGGAAGTTTTGGACAGATGCTGAAAAAGGTAGAAATGGATTTGTTAATCTATTCATTCCTTACTGGGAAATTCCAGGTCGTGACGAAGTATGGGCTGCAGAACAAAAAGCGCAGCTGGGGGAACTTAAATTTACTCAAGAGGTTCTTTGTAACTTCTTAGGTTCTTCTCTCACTCTAGTTAGAGCAGATGCTATTTCTAGAATGAGTCCTGATGTTATCGTCTATCAGAAAGATGGGTTAGATGTGTATGTAAACCCACAAGCTGGTCATAGTTATTGTATGGTCTGTGATGTGGCAAAAGGTGTTGGTGGGGATTATTCAGCATTCCAAGTTATTGATATTACAGAGGTTCCATATAGAATCGTTGCAAAGTATCGTAATAATGAAATCAGTCCGTTGTTGTATCCAAATGTGATTTATAAAGTTGGAACAGACTACAACCAAGCATGGGTATTATTGGAAATTAACATCTCAGAACAGGTTGCTCACATCCTATACTCTGAGATGGAATACGAAAATATATTGATGGTTACAAGACACGCTTTGGGACAAACTGTCTCAGGTGGTTTTGGTGGAGGTAAAACACAGTTAGGTGTCAATACCGATAAAAAGATTAAACGAATTGGGTGTCATAATTTTAAAGCACTCGTTGAGGAAAACAAACTTATTATAAATGATGCTGATACGATCTCTGAAATCTCGACTTTTATTGAGAAGAAGGGTTCATATGAGGCTGATGAAGGTTATCATGATGACTTGGTAATGCCTCTGGTACTGTTCGGATGGCTTACAACTAACAGTTATTTCAAAGACCTAAATAATGTTAATCTACGAAACATAATGTACGCTAAGCAAATGCTGGCGATCGAAGAAGAATTAACACCATTCGGATTCTATGAAGATGGGAAACCTGAAAAGGCTCCATTAAACTTCTAGAAATCGTGTAAAAACTAAATAAAATGTAGACATGAAATTGTCTAGGTAAACTTATTAACAAGGAGAAACACAATGCCGTTCCAATTATCTCCAGGCGTTGCAGTCGTAGAAAAAGATTTCACTTCTATCGTTCCAGCAGTATCATCATCTATTGGTGCTTTTGCTGGAGTATTTCCATGGGGTCCAGTACTGGAACCTGTGACAATTAGCTCGGAGAACGATTTAGTTCGTCGCTTCGGTAAGCCAAACGATAGCAATTTCCAAACCTTTTTTACAGCTGCGAACTTCCTATCTTATACAAATAATCTATTACTAGTTCGTGCAGACGCTGGATCTTTGAATGCGGTTGCAACTACAACTGGCGGTCTTGGTACTGTCGCTGTAGCTACTGGCGGTGCTGGTTCTGGTTATTCTTCTACTGCAGCTGCACCTGCTGTCACAGTTGGTGCTCCTGATATTGCTGGTGGCACCCAAGCTGCTGTTACAGTAACTCTTTCTGGTGGTGCCATTACTGCTATTGCGGTTTCTTCTGGTGGTTCTGGTTATGCTACTGCTCCGTCAGTAACTCTTTCTGCTCCATCTGGTGGTTCTGGTGCAACATTTACTGCAGTATTGTCAGCACCAACTCTTGCTGGTGTCGCCATTTCTGGAACTGGTGGTCAATTTACTTGTACTGCAGCTACTTTGGTAGTTGGTAGCACAATTAATATTACTGGTACTCTTGGTGGTACTGGTACTATCACTAGTTATGCAACTGGTACTACATACAAAGTTTCTGCCATTACTGGTTCTGGTTCTTCTGTAACAGGATTTACTTTAACTACTACTGCTGATGTTGCGATTGTTACTACTGCAGGCACTCCAACTGGCTTAACATACTCAGTAACATCAAATCAATCAGTTGCTTCTGTAACAGTTGATACTGGTGGTACAGGATTCAAAGGTACTGTTACTGCTTCTTTCTCAGCTGGTAATGCTACTGCTGGTTCAGTTACTGTGGCTTCATCAAGTATCACTGCTGCAACAATTACTACTCCAGGTTCTGGATATTCTACTGCGCCAACTATAACTGTTGCTGCTCCTCCATCTGGAACTACTGCTACATTAACTAATACCATTTCAGTTGCTGGTTTAAAAATTATCAATGGTGAAACATACAATACCACTTATGTAAATGGTGCTGGTATTGTTGGATCTTTTGCTGCAAAATATCCAGGAACACTTGGTAACTCTTTAAAAGTTGCTGTATGTGACTCTGCTGGATTTAGTGCTTGGACATACAAAGATGAATTTGATGCTGCTCCAGCAACTTCTACATACGCTACTAGCGTTGGTGGTACTCAAGACGAAATGCACATTGTCGTTGTTGATGAAGATGGCGCATGGTCTGGCACGCAAGGTACTATCTTAGAAAAATTTGCTTTTGTTTCTAAAGCATCCGATGCTAAGAAATCTGATGGTACTAATAACTACTATAAAAGCGTATTAAATTCTCGTTCAGAGTACATCTACTGGATGGATCATCCTACTGGTGTTACTGGTACTACTGCTTGGGGTTCTGCTGCAGCTGGCGCAACATTTAAAACACTAACTGCTGTTCTGTCAATTTCTCTAGATGGTGGTACTGATGATTTTGTAGCAACTGATGGTGAACTACAATCTGCATATGCATTGTTTGCTAATGCTGAACAGTTTGATATTAGTCTAATTATGGCTGGTAAAGCAACTGCTGCAACAGCAACATACATTATCAATAACATCTGCGAAACTCGTTTAGATTGCGTAGCGTTTGTATCTCCACAGAGCACTTCTACTGCCGAACCAATCATTGGTTCTACTTCTACTGAACAAAATGCAATAATTGCATACCGTGGTGCATTGCCATCTACTTCTTATGCGGTTCTTGATTCTGGTTACAAGTATCAATATGATCGTTACAATGACCAATACCGTTATGTACCATTGAATGGTGACATTGCTGGTCTATGTGCTCGTACTGACTACACTAACGATCCTTGGTTCTCTCCAGGTGGTCTAAATCGTGGTCAAATTAAGAATGTTGTTAAGTTGGCATTCAATCCAAGCAAAACACAAAGAGATATGCTTTACAAGTCTGGTATTAATCCTGTGGTTACATTCCCAGGAGAAGGTACTGTCATGTTTGGTGATAAGACTCTCTTGGCTAAACCAAGTGCGTTTGATCGTATTAATGTTCGTCGCCTATTCATTGTTATGGAAAAAGCGATTGCCACTGCTGCAAAATTCCAGTTGTTTGAATTCAACGATGGATTTACTCGTGCACAGTTTAAGAACTTAGTCGAGCCATTCCTCCGTGATGTCCAAGGTCGTCGTGGTATTACTGATTTCGTTGTTAAGTGCGATGAATCTAACAACACAGGTGAAGTTATCGATCGTAACGAATTCGTTGCTGATATCTTCGTTAAGCCAAATCGTTCTATCAACTTTATCACTCTCAATTTCGTTGCTGCTCGTTCTGCGATTAACTTCTCAGAAATCGGTGCGTAATTCAAGATAAATAGATAAGAACATAAGGAGAATTAAATGGCAAATATTGCTGATTTCAAAGCGCAGATGATCGGTGGCGGTGCTCGCCCAAATCAATTCCGTGTTGAATTAACATTCCCGTCATATGTTACATTGGGTGTAGTTGCAGGACAAAGAGCGCAGTTTTTATGTAAAGCTGCTCAATTACCTGCATCCACTATCGAGACTCTACCAGTCTTGTATCGTGGTCGCCCAGTTAACTTTGCTGGTGAAAGAACATTCCAACCATGGACTGTAACAATTTACAACGATACTACTTTTGGTATTCGTAATGCACTAGAGCAATGGCAATCTGGTATCCAGAATTACAATACAACTAATGGTCGTACTAATCCTACTGACTACCAAGTTGACTTGAATGTTCACCAGTTAGACCGCAATGGTGCAATTATCAAGAGTTATAAATTTGTTGATGCATTCCCAACAACAATTTCCGCAATCGGTTTAGATTACGAGCAACAAAATGCAATTGAACAGTTTGATGTAGAGTTCCAATACAACTTCTTTACATCAGCTACTGGTGCAGCTGCTGGCTTTGGTGTCAATGTTTCTGTTGATACTCCAGTTGGTAGTTTCCCACTTTAATAATTAACTGAAGGTTATTACATAATGCAGATTTTTGGATTTGAGATAAAGCGTAAGGATGGAGAGCAATTACCGAGTGTAGTTCCTCCAAGTCCAAATGATTCAGGAGCAACCGTAGTAAACACTGGTGTAAATGCTGGTGGATACTACGGTATGGTCATGGATCTTGAGGGTGTTATCAAGAACGAAAATGATTTGATCCGTCGCTACCGTGAGGTGGCACAGTATAGTGATTGTGATGGAGCGATCGAAGACATTGTTAACGAAGCGATTGTAGCTGATGAAAGCCACAAATCTGTTGAGATTGTTCTTGATGAAGTTAAAGTTTCAGAAAATATTAAAACTAAAATTCGTGAAGAATTTTATAATGTACTCCGCATATTAAAGTTTGATGAAAGAGCACATGAAACATTTCGTGCTTGGTATATTGACGGAAGATTATATTATCAAATTCTTATCGATGAAACAAGAGTTAAAGACGGTATTCAAGAATTAAGATACATCGATCCTCGTAAGATTCGTCGTATTAAGAATATCAAAAAAGAAAGAACACCACAAGGTGTTGAAGTTGTAAAAGAAGTAGAAGAATATTATCTTTACAATGATAAAGGAATTACAGAGCAAACAACACATGGTGTTAAACTGGCTCTTGATTCAGTGGTTTATGTACCATCAGGATATGTAGATCCAAATACTGGTATGGCAATGTCTTATCTTCATAAGGCAATTAAACCAGTGAATCAATTAAAGATGATCGAGGACTCCCTTGTCATCTATCGTATCAGCCGTGCGCCTGAACGAAGAATTTTTTATGTTGATGTAGGTAATTTACCTAAGTTGAAAGCAGAGCAGTATGTAACGGACATTATGAATAAGTTCCGTAACAAAATTGTTTATGATGCAACAACTGGCGAAACTCGTGACGATCGTAAACATCTTTCTATGATGGAAGATTTTTGGATGCCTCGTCGTGAAGGTGGTAAAGGCACTGAGATTACTACACTTCCAGGTGGACAAAACTTAGGTGAGATTCAAGACATTGAATACTTCCAAGGTAAATTATTTCATGCGTTAAATGTTCCAGCTAGCCGACTACAACAGTCTTCAGGTTTTAGTATTGGTCGTGCTCAAGAAATTACTCGTGATGAAGTTAAGTTTAATAAATTTATTATTAGACTTCGTAAGAAATTTAATGCATTATTTAACCAAGCACTTCGTGTTCAGTTAATATGCAAAGGTATTATCCGTCCAGATGAATGGGATGATCTTCGTGTTAATATTAAATACGATTACATCGAAGATAATAACTACGCTGAACTGCGTGACAGTGAAATTATGCAAGCCAGAATGGGCTTACTACAAATTGTAGACCCATTTGTTGGTAAGTATTATTCACAAGACTGGGTTAAGAAAAACATTCTTCGTTTGGATGATAAAGAAATTAAAGACATCCAGAAAGAAATGAATAAAGAACAAGATATTATGATTCAGCAAGCAACTGTTCAAGGAGAACTTCAACAGGCAATGCAACAACCAGCGATGGATGCACAGGCTGAACAACAGCAACAAGCTGCACAAGCGCAACAGCCTCAGCAAGATCAAGGTGCTCAAGATCAAGAAGCTGCTGCTGAAGCAGAACAAGAAGATACACAACAGAGCAAAGGTAAAGTTACCAATCTAAAAACTGGTACTTGGCCAAATTAACAGGAGAATATTATGAGTGAAACAGTACAAAATTTAGTCCAAGCAATTCAAGCTGGCGATGCCCTTGAAACAGAAAATGCTTTTGCAGATGCAATGGCAGAAAAGTTATCTGTTCGTTTAGATGGCATGCGCCAAGATGTTGCACAAAGTATGTTTGCGCAAGCAGCAGAACAAGAAACTGCTACAGAAGAATAATGCGTTACCACGAGTTTACAAAATCTCTAAACCGATCTGATGTTGTTGAAAGCATTAGGTCTTATCTTCAGTTAATCGAAAGAACTGAAGAAGGAAAGGTTTTGATAAATGGTATTGAAACAGAATTTACAAGTTTAGAAGAAGCAAGACAATACATTAAACAAGACTACATTTCGCAACAATTAGAAGAACAAGTATCAAAAG